TTTTCTGTGCTGATGGTCGATTTTGCTTGACACCCCCCTTGCTATATGTAAAAACAACAGATAAGCTGAGGTTGGTTGGGAGGGGATGGTGGTATATAATAGTACTACACTATTTCAACTCAACTACATACACAGGAGACACAAATGGCAGAGAATGCTCCCGGTTTTGAAGGTGGTACGGAACGTGGCATACTCCCTCGTAACACTACTCCTCTCACTCATCGCCTTGTACGCAACAAACTCGTAGACACTGCAACGGGTGCTGCTCCAGGTGTCGCAACAAGTGTTGTAAAGAGTCGCCGCAAGCATCCTACTAACGTGAACGAAGAGATTGGTGCTGTTGAGAGTGAAACCCTCATCAACCGCAACTCTACTGCTGCTGATGTTACTGCACTCAAGCAGAGGTTCACGAAGAAGAAACCCTCTTTCGCATTTCCCAAGGATTTGAGTGGGAATGGTGGTCCCGCCTTTACGCGTTCATAACCGAGAGGAGGTGATCCAGTGACTGTTGATAGATTGTTCACTCTAGCGTTCTATTTGCTAGGTTCGATCTTGTTTCTTCTTCTCATTCTGGAGAGGATCAACCTATAATGCCAATTCAAGCTTCAGGCGCCGCAATTGATCCTGCTGTACCAATATCAGCAATAGAAGAAGAGTTGCGGCGTCTGGGGTTGAATATGTCACAGGGTGTTCCCTCTGTGATGCCTCCACCTGAGTTTGTCGGTGGACAACCCCAACCGCAATCTGCTGTTGAAGCTATAATGGCAGAGCGTGATAAGCGCCGTGCTGCAATGGTTGCTGCTGCTGCACCGCCTCCACCTGCTGCTGCACCTCCACCAACAGAACTAGCTCCAGAAGAACCAGTCGTTGCCAAGAAAACTGCTGAAGGTGACGGTGGAGGGATTAGTCCTTGGTGGATGTTACCCCTTGCTATTGCTGCACTAGCGGGACGCAAAGGACTTGCGCGCAAAGCTAAAGGTGGTAAGAAAACTGTAGACACTGCTGCTGGTGAAATGCGTAAGCCTCCGCTTAAGCATCCCGGTCGTGCTTACGGACCACACCAACCATACGGACCCCAACGCCCCCCGCCAAAACCGGGACCGGGAGGTACTTACGGTCCAACGCAACCACACAACTATCCCCCTTCACCTCCTGTGTATGGGCCTCACCGTCCTGCTGCTGGTGCTGAACCTCCACTAGATCTAACAGATGTTGTGCCTACTCCTGGTGCTGCTGCTAGTTCTGTTATACCTAATGCTGATGGTACATTACCGCCGCCAACACTTACGCGCACTGATGTAACATCAGAGATACCATTAGCACTTGCGGAACGTGCAAGAGGCAACATTCGTGTTCCCGGTGAAGGCCAATTACCGCCGCCGCCGCCTGTAACACCGCGTCCTATACTCCCCACTTATACGGCTCCATTAGATGAAGCAGCTGATCTTGGTGGCAGTGAGTTAGCGAAAGCGATTAGAGTTTCAGGCCAGATTGCGCGTGATCGTGCGCGGTCTGCTGCAAAGACGGAACGCATAAACAGAAGGCGTCCCGGTGCTGTTGGCAAGCCTCCTCAGCAATTCACGCCAGACCGCAGAGTTCCGCGTGAAGAAGGCGAACGCAAATCCTTTAATGAAGTCGTAGAGGCTATTCGTGATGCGAAGCGACCACTAAAGGAAGCAGTGAAAGATCTAAAGCCTTGGCTTAAGGAACCGAAGAAAGCTTATGTAGGTCCAGAGTTACCGAAGAAGAAGCCGGGACCGAAGCCAAAGCGCAAAGGTCCACCAAAGCCTGCGGTTGCTCAAGTGCTTGCCAAACGCAAGATTGAAACTGCGCGTAAAGGCAAGACAACGCCAAAGACTTTATCTGAACGCAAGAAGGCAAAGGGCAAGTAGATGGCAAACATCCTAGAGTGGTTAGAGAAGCTAATCGGTAGTGGCAACATCGGTGCTCCTCGTGCTCCCGTCGCTGCTCCTGTTGCTCCTGTTCCTGGGATGCCTCCAGCAATAGCTCCCGGTGCGGTAGATACCTCTGTTGCACCAGTCAACGTATTGGATAACGGTCCTAAGCTTAACGACTTAGTACCGCCAGAAGATCCGATCGGTGTGTTGTCGCAGGGACCGATACAGACACAGGGCTTACCGCTTAACACTTCGATGGGAATAGAGCCCCCTGATCCTAACCGTGTTCAGAACACTGGCCCGCTTGTACCGGAACAAGTGCCTGTAGATGTGTCTGCTCTCACTAATGTTCCTACGATTGCACCGCCTCCTGCTATCATTGCACCAATCGCTGCTAGAAAGCGTAGCAGTGCTCCTGTGATGGGAGTACGTCCTACTAGTCCGGTGAATGTTGCTGGAACTAGTAAGCAAGCGCAAGGAGTGGAGAAGTTTAGTCGTCCACCGCGTTTGCTCACTCCTAATGCACCTAAGCCCAAGCCCAAACCCCGTCCATACAAATGGAGTGGTAAGGGTGTCGATTGGAGCAAGAACAATCTAATGAAGAGGTAAGTTTGTGCTACCCGAAGCTGACGAACCACTGGTACTTGCTGATGGAACGAAGATTGATCCGTCAACTGGTAAGCCAATTAAAGAACAACCGCTTGTGCTTATTCCTAGCCCAGGGGAAGCACAGCGGATTGTGGCCCGTACGCGTAAGAGCGTCACTGAGTTGCCACTACCCCCTAAGCAACTCAGTGGCGTTGCCCTAGTTGCGTTCTACACTCTGTTTGGGTTGAATGACCAAGACATCAGCATCGCGTTGGACAGCTCTCTGACTATAGAGCAGATTGAGCGCATTCGTACGCTTGATGCTTACATCGAGTTCATGGAAACTGCTAAGGCTAACATGATACACACGCAATCGGATACCGTGCGCGAAATGTTCCAGACCCATGCTAGTCACGCAGCTACTAAGATCATTAACCTATCACAGTCAGACAATGATGTGCTTGCGTTCACTGCATCGAAGGATGTGTTGGATCGTGCGGGCCATCGTCCTGCTGATGTGGTAGAGCACCGTCACAAGATGGAGGATGCCCTCAACATTGTGTACATCGAGAAGAAAGCCAACGAAGATGTACCAATGATCGACGTAACTCCAGAGGAAGTTGCTCATGGTTGATATTCCTGGACTGCCGTATGATGGCGTCACTGATGTTGTAGATGAAAGCGGCAACGGTAAGGGTGTTGCGCTGAATGTGTGGCCTTCTGACAACCGTATCCCAATCGCAGATGATCCTGTTCCACTAGACACCTTTGTTCTAGAACAGGGTGAGCTTGCTTATGCACGGACCTCGCAGCGGTTGCGTGTTGGTGACGGTTATACTCCTGGTGGTGATGAAGTAGCTTTCACTAGTGACATGGATACCTTCACTCAAGATCTAACTGATCTTGAGAATAATCTTATGACAGCAATGTCTGGCAAGGCGAACATCACAGGTGGTAATGTATTCACTGGCGATCAGACATTCAATGGTAGTGTCAGTGTAAGTGGCAACCTGACTGTTGGTGGAACTTTTGCTGTTGCCAACATATCAGTCACCGATCAAGTGTATGGTGTTGCTTGGAACAACTCAACACAAGTTCCAACCAAGAACGCAGTGTATGACAAGATACAGTCATTAGCTACTGCTGACATCAGTGGATTGGACACTGCGCTAGCTGGTAAAGCGCCGCTAGTACACACTCACGTGATTGCAGATGTCACTAATCTACAGACGACACTGAATGGTAAAGCACCACTCGTGCATACCCATGTGATCGCTGATGTAACCAACTTGCAGACGACGCTAGATGCTAAGGCTCCATTGGTTCACACTCATGTCATTGCTGATGTGACTAATCTGCAAGCCTCACTGGATGCGAAGGCCAGCCTTGCACTTGTATCAACTAGTGCAGCAGGGTTAGCACCAACGCGTCCCGGTGGTACTACTGCCTTCCTTCGTGCCGATGGTGCTTGGGCTGCTCCTTCTTTTCCTGGTGGTGGTGTTACAACCTTCCCACTCACTATTAACAGTGATGGTGGTGCTGCTGCCAGTCCTGCAACATTCGATGGCTCTGTAGCTCGCACCATTAGCTACAACACTGTTGGTGCTGCACCACTCAACCATACTCACGCAATAGCTAACGTGACTGGACTGCAAGCCGCACTTGATAGCAAGGCTGCATCAGTACATACGCACGTAATAACTGATGTAACAGGATTGCAAGCTGCACTTGATGCTAAAGCGACTGTTGTACAGCTTGGCAACTATCTACCGCTGGCAGGTGGAACTGTTACTGGACAACTCAACACTTCTGCTGGTCAATTCCATTCTGGGTCTATCTTTACACGTATCCAATGTGGAGGGGCTGGAGCACCAACTGGAGCGTCTGGTATTGGCCTGGAGTTGTATCAAGCTGCTGGTAATAGCTATGTCAATTCCTACAATCGAACGGCTGGTGCAGTTGCACCATTGGTCCTTACTGGTTCTACCGTCACTGTAGACGGAAACACTACAGTCACTGGCCTAATCACTACACAGGGCACGAGTGCGGGCATGAACCTCACCGCTCGTGACTTTGGGAACAATTTCATCCTCTCGGTCAACACCAGTGGTATTCTCACTTTCTATTCCGCTGGAGCACCCCGCGCCACGTTAAGCGACGCAGGCAATCTCGCAGTCACTGGCACAATCACTCAAGGCGGTAACGCAGTTGCCACCGTTTCCCAACTGGCGAATTACCTTCCGCTAACGGGTGGAACTATTGCAGGTGTGCTGAATGTTACTCCGCCTGCGAGTGGCGATAATGGGATGCTGACCGTTAGCCCTTCTCCCGGTTACATTTATTCGTTCCTGCAACTGAAAGGTGCTACCGGACTGGTTACTGAGGGACTTAATTTACAGTGTGGCAATCAGACCTCTTATTTTGGCAGCAACAATTTCAACTTCCGCAGCGCAGCAAACGTCACCTATATGGCTCTCGGTTCTGCTGGTCTGAGTGTAGACAGAAACACGTTCTGGCTTGGCCCACAGACAGGCGCGGCGTCTGATCTCGTAATGAATTATTACTCATCAAACTTTTATCAATTTCATGAGTATAATGTTGCCGCTGGCGGCGCAATGGCGGTGCGGGCCAGAATGATTATCACATCCGCTGGCTTCCAGTATCGGTCGAATAACTACACCTTCTACAACCTTGCCGCTGACGCAACCTTTGGTATCCTTGATGCTACTGGTTTAGCACTTAACGGCATTGGTGACTTCTTATCACCTAACTCTGGATCAACTGGTGGCGTTCGTATTCGTGGACAGGGTGGTTATGCTTATATGCAGATCACCGACAATCCGGTTTCAACGCAATGGTCGGCTATACGTTGGGCGCCAAGCGGTGAAATGTACCATAGTGGTGCATTTGTTGCTGGTGGTAACATCAGTTCGCTGTCAGACAGGAGAGTTAAGACTAATATCCGGGGGCTAACCAGCGGGCTAAGGATTGTGAACGCTCTGCGTGGTGTGAGGTTCATTAAGGATGATAAGCCAGATCTAGGAGTTATAGCCCAGGAAGTACAGAAGCTATTGCCTGAATTGGTGAGCGAGGATGCAGAGGGAATGCTGTCTGTAGACTACGGACGCATTACTGCTGTACTCATTGAAGCTGTTAAGGAGCTAACCAACAGAGTACAGAAGTTGGAGGCTGCTAGGTGACACTGCCATTAGCACCGCCGATCACAATTACTCAGATAGCTGCTGAGTTTAGCATCCCTGCAACCTCAATCTTCCCAGGAGCTTTCTATGGCTTAGGTGGTGCTCCAGCATCAGGAGTGTTAGGCTTCTTAGACTTCCTTGGCCGTTCAGCAGGAACACCGACAGGGCTTGTAGATATATATAATGTGTCTTGTGATGCCATCGCTATCGACCCTGCTGATGCTAACGCTAACTTTGCTTTGAACGCAAGTGGCATGACATCTGGATCAGGTGTTACGCCTTGGGCATGGTTACTAAGTGGTGCAGCAGGTGATTACGCTGCGTTAGCGACTGTTACTAGTGGCAGCTTCTTTAGTGGCACCTTCGGATCATGGTTGCCTCTAAGTACAACGCGCTCGTGGGCAGTCGTTCGAACAGCTCCAGGAGTTGCTAACGCTCAGATGCAACTGCAAATTCGTCGCATCAGTGACAGCGTGTTGCTTGACAATGCTCAAGTAGCTTTCAACGCAACAGTCGAGATATAGGAGGGTAAGATGGTTCTTTATCGTGACTTGAGCGGTAACGGTGGCGGTGCACTGATCGACAACCCTGCACTTGGTGGTGTTGTGTACAGAGGCACAGGATCACCTAACGGTGTTATCACTGCTAACGTAGGTGCTCACTATCATCGCTCCGATGGTGGTGCTCTCACTTCGTTCTATGTTAAAGAGAGTGGAAGTGGCAACACTGGTTGGGTCGCTAAGTGAAGCAGTACAAACAGATAAGAGGTTCGTTACAGGACCAGTTTCAGAACTCGCGTGCGAAGGTGCAAATCTTTGGCGGCGGTTTCGCCAATGGAAAGACGACAGCAGGTGTCATCAAAGCACTCAAGCTCGCTAAGGCTTATCCTGGGTCTAATGGTCTTATTGCTCGTAGTACTTATCCTAAACTCAATGACACCATTCGGAAAGAGTTCCTAGATTGGTGTCCTGACAGTTGGATCAAGCGTAGAGCCTTATCTGTTGAGAACCTGATTGAGCTAGAGAACGGAACGGTTGTTAACTTCCGCTACGTGCAACAGCATGGTAAGAGCGGTGAAGGCTCCAGTTCCAACCTACTCAGTGCCACTTATGATTGGATTGTCGTAGATCAGATAGAAGATCCTGAGATTAGTGAGAAGGACTTTCTCGATCTGTTAGGCCGCTTGCGTGGCAATGCTATCTATGATGGCGACGATCCTACTATGCCTCGCACTGGACCACGTTGGATGCTTGTGCTGTGCAACCCAACACGTAATTGGGTATACCGTAAGCTTGTCAAGCCTGTGCTGGATCATCGCATTGGCTTGTACAATCCTGACTTGCTGGTTGACAGAGACACTAAGGAGCCAATCATCGAGTTGTTCGAGGGATCAACTTACACAAATGCAGAGAACCTTCCAGAAGATTACATTCAGGGGCTGGAGAGTGCATACAAAGGACAAATGCGCGAACGCTACCTGATGGGAGGGTGGGGTGCTTTTGAGGGCTTGGTTTATCCGCAATATAATCAGATGGTGCATCTACTCCCTCAAGATCAAATCATTGATTACTTTGCTAGGCAGGTTAGAGAAGGTCTTAGGCCCGAGATTATCGAAGCGTACGATCATGGCATTGCGGTTCCTGCTTGTTACGGCATTGGCTTTAGCGACAGCTACGGCAACGCGTTCTTGATGGGAGGTTTCTATGAAGCAGAACTTAGTCCAGAAAAGATCGCCACCCGCATCAAGGATCATCGTAGAGAAATTGCCAGAGAGATCGGCTTCGATGCAAGTTTCCGCCCTGTACTCGCAGACCCGGCTATCTTCAGAAGAGGTCCAGGTAGTACTCAAACGGTCGGTGTTACAGTCGCCGGGATGCTTAGGGAACTCCAAGTAGGCTGCACTAGAGCGAACAACAACATTGTGAGTGGATTGGCTAAGGTACAGAGCTATTTGGAGATTGATCTGAAGCATCCTCATCCAATGACAGGAGAGTTAGGATCACCACGGTTCTTTATCTCTAATCACTTGGATTGGTGGGATCGAGAGATCGTTGACTACTACTGGAAGAAGGACACCGCAGGACAAGTCCAGGATGTGCCCAACGACAAGAACGATCACGCGATGGACATGACTAAGTACTTCTTCACCAATCGACCTCGTTTAGCGTTGTATGCGCGTCGAGTGTTCAACTCTAAGCCTAGCTATATGCGTTGGGGTGAAGTGAACGATAACACTACTCCTGATAATAGGAAGCACCGTTATGGCTGAAGAATATGATCCGATTGAAAAGAACCTAGAGCGGGTCGGTGCTGGTCGCGGCGGCAAGAAGAAGGCTGTAGTTGAGCCTGTCTATCAGATGGTCGGTGACACTAAGATACCTGTAACCAAAGCAGTTGGCTTGGTGTGGAACAGTCGTAAGGAGCAGGGACTACGCAACCGTAAGGGATCAGAAGATGCCTGGAGTGAAGCGATCCGCTACTACGACAACGACCAACTCATCCATCGCACTTCAAGCGAAGAACGCGCAGGTAACAAGCCGGGAACAAGACTTAGTGGCGAGTGGAGAGAGACTGAGAACGTGGTGTTCTCTAATTGCTCTATCATGGTTCCAATGCTGTATGCAAAGAACCCAACCATCACTATCACTTCAGATATTGATGCTAACCTTGAACGTGCCAAAGGGATCGAACGACTTATCAACACGCTGCTTGCGAAGAAGTCGCTCCCCGGCCTTAACGCAAAGCCGAAGCTACGCCGCACCGTTCTCACGACACTGCTAACCAACTCTGGCTTCATCAAGATCGGCTTTACACTGAAGCAGGATGGGAATGAAGCTGCTATTGCAGAGTTGCAGCGTATCTCGCAGGACTTAGAGAATGCAACGGACAAGAAGGAAGTAGTGAAGCTTGAAGGTGAGTTGATGGCACTCGAAGAGAAGATTGCCTTGCTCAATCCTTCTGGCCCCTTCATGAAGAACCTTCTACCTGATCGTGTTGTAGTTGATCCTAGCTCTACTGAGCCTGATGGCAGTGATGCTATGTGGATGATGGAGTGGGACTATCTACCAACGAGTTACATCAACGCAGTATATGGAAGCAAACATGGTAAAGAAACGCGGTCGGTATACTCGCCAACGCACATTCTTGACGCCGGAACTGGCAGCACTAGTGATGTTGAAGAGCAGGTCAACACGTTTTCACTCTTCTCCTCTGCTGAGGACGCAAACGCCGCCACTTACGGATACGACAACACAGTTGCCTTCGACAAAGCAAAGCACACGAAGGTTTGGTACATCTGGGACAAAGCCACAAGACGAGTCCTGATGTATGCTGACAACCACTGGACTTGGCCGCTGTGGGTGTGGGATGATCCACACAAATTGCCTCGCTTCTTCCCGTACTTCCGCTTGTGGTTCCATGAGAGCACTAACTCTCACGCACCGAAGGGTGAAGTCACGTACTACTTAGATCAACAGGATGCGATCAACGAGATTGCAGATGAAGTCAGGCGCGGCAGACAGTGGGCGCGTCGCAACGTGCTGTATAACAAGAACGCAATCAACCAAGAGGACGTTGAGAAGGTACTGAAAGGTGATGATGGCACTGCGCGTGGTATTGACCTTCCAGAAGGTAGTAAGCTTGCAGATCACATCTTCAGCTTCATTCCACCGGGATTGAACATTCCTGAGTTCTTCTCTCCTGATAGCAAGTTCCAAGCAATCAACAGGATCACTGGTATCAATGAAGCACAACGTGGTGCTCAGTTCAAGACCAACACCACGAACAAAGCAGTGGAGACTTACAACAAGAACACAGACATCCGTGTTGAGGAAAGAGTGGACTTGATTGAGGACTTCATCGCTGACATCAGTTGGAACATCTGCTTGCTGTGTTGCACAGAGTGGGATGCAGAGGATGTCTCTCCGTTCATAGGACCGGAACTTGCGAAAACTTGGCAGAAGGTTAACTCTCCTAGAGAGTTTGAGAAGGAGTTTGCAGTTAGAGTGGAGAGTGGCTCTAGTGCGAAACCAAATAGCCGTGAGAAAAAGCAACAAGCAATTGAAATGGGACAGGTGATGGGGCAGTTTGCTTCTGCTTCTCCTGCTGTTGTTGTGTTGATGCTTAAGATGTTTGAACGTGCGTTCGATGAGTTCACTGTCGCTGATGAAGATTGGGAGCGCGTCGAAACAACGATGATGCAGGGACTTCAGAAAGCTGGCGGTGGTCCCGGTGCACAGGGGCAAGGTGCGCCGGGACAACAACCTCCTGGACCTCCGTTAACAGACGAAGCAATGCTGCAACAACTAAAGATGAAGATAGCTAAACTCCCGCCGCAAGCGCAAGCTAAGTTGCAGGAAATGGTGCAAGCTGGTGTGCCTCCAAGCGAAGCATTACAACAGATTGAGGCACAGTTGGGTGGACTACAACCCTCGTAAGAGAGAAGGACGAATACAATGCTTCCCGATGAAAACACTATCACCGACAACATTGAACGCAACATCGACATTGCGATTGAGGCACAGGATGGCAAAGCTGAGACTACGCCAACAGAAAACAAAGAGGGCGAAGATGGTACACAGCAGCAGCCTCAAGATCGCCCAAGCGGTGATGGCGACAGTGGCACACAACCGAAGCCTAAGCAAGAAGGAGCGCCGCCAGCACCAAGTGCTCCTCATCCCAAGGACTTAAAGCTACAAGATGGAACAGTAGTCAAGGGCGGGCCGGAACGTAGGTTCTATGAACAGCGTGAGGTCGCACGAGCGCAGCTACACACAAAGGAACAAGAGCTTAACAATACACGCAACCAACTAGCGCAGGTGCAGAACGAATTAGCTGCTGTTCAGCAGTCTGTGCAGTCATTACATGGTATTGCGCCCGATCAACTTGCGTTGGGAGCACGTATCATTGTGGATCTTCAAAGAGACCCCCAGGGGACGTTGAAGAAATTGCTTGCAGAAGCGGCGGCACAAGGCTATAGTATTGACGACATCGGAAGCGGTGTTGACATGGCCGCAATACAGCGCATGATTGACGAACGCTTACCGCAACAAGACAACAATGAGTACCAAAGCGACGAGGAAATACTTGACGAAGCTGCTAACGAAGCAAATGCTTTCTTTGGTAGACACCCCGACGCTAGACCGCATGATAAGCTACTTGCGACTGTCTTGCGAGATCACCCCGGCCTCGATTTAGAGGACGCGTATTACCAAGTCAGAGACGCCTTCATTGAGAAGGGTTATGACTGGTCCCTCACTCTCGAACAGAATGTTGGAGTGGTGGGCGCTGATCCAGCAAATGCAGGTGGTCAACAACATCAGAATAGAGCACCCTTACCCGCAGGAAACAACGCGGCGAATGCACCAATCAATTCTGCTGAAGTAACCACTCTCGCATCCGACGATATGGACACTGGAGACATCGTGCGACAAGCGATGAGAGAAAGTGGCCTTAACATCTAGGAGAATGAAGTGGCACTAGCAACCGTACTTAACTCGACGCTTACTAAGTCGAGGCGGAAGCTAATCATGGCGTCAGTACGCAGCAATGCGCTAATGGCATGGGCTTTCGCCAACGATCGCGTCGATTACGAGGATGGTGGTTACGACATCACCAATCCTCTCACTACTGGTCGCAACCCCAACGTAGCATCGTACGAATACTACGATCAGCTACCAGTGGCACAGACCAACGAGTTCACTACGGCACGGTACTACTGGTCACGTGTGGCTGGTACTGTCATCATTTCCGATCAGGAAGAAGATGAGAACCGTGGTGAAGCAGCCATCTTCAAGCTTATGAAAGCCAAGATGGATGTCCTGGAAGAGAGCATCAAGGAAAAGTTCAGCGAATATCTATACGCAGCGGGCGGTGGTACTGATCCGTTGGGTTTGGCTTCGCTTATCCCTGATGATCCCACGACAGGTGTGCTCGGTGGTATCAATCGTGCTACTGAACCACAATGGCGCACGAGTTCGTATCAGTTCGCTGGTGCATTGAACGCGAGCAACATTGAGGAAGCGTTTGACGACATCTTGCTCGATCTTACGCTGAAGAGTGACAAGCCTGATCTTATCCTTGTTGGTCGCAACATCTATCGCCTGTACCGTGCTGCGGTTCGGGAGAAGGTTGTGTTCAACTTGAGCGATACCAGCAATGGTAAGCGCATGATGGATCTTGGCTTCACTGGCATTAGTCACCAGAACATTCCCATCTTGTATGATGAGGATTGTCCGGTGAATAAGGCTTACTTCATCAACAGCAAGTACTTGAGGACTACAATCCTTAAGCACGTGAACATGAAGGTGAAGTCCCTCTCTGCGCCTTGGGATACTGACGCTCATGGTTCAAGAGTTGTATGGCAGGGCCAGTTCACTCTATGGAAAGCATATCGTACGCACGGTGTGCTCAACAACTAACGCTATTGGAAGGACGAAACAATGGCAAGAATACGCGCCCGATACGCTGTTAAAGGCCCGCGGAAGGAAATGGTCACTTACCAAAAGTGTTGGATGGACCCTGAAGAGAAGTCACTCCAACAGGAAACCGTCACGGAAGAACGTGACTGCTACATGATCTACTTTCCGCAGGGCCACAGCATTCGTGTAACATCGTTCGAGCAACTTAAGTCTATGGGCTACCATCTTAAGCCTCGAATGGTTGATATGGAAACTGGTGATGTTATCGACATTGGCGGTGATCCCTACGACTTCGCCAACAACCCACAAGGAGAGGTTGACCTCAACGTGTTGGTTGAAGATGAAGAAGTAGAACACCGTCCCGCCAAAACGAAAGTAAGGAGCGAATAATGGTACAGAGAGTAGCATCGTTTCGCAACCGTAGGTACAATGCCTACGTCCCTGCGATGGGATATGCAGCCGATGTAATCCACGGTGCTGCGTATGTTGTGGATTTCTTAACCCCTGTCGCTGCTGTGGCGACGAACATTCTCAACAGTGTTGCTGGCGTAGCTGGCACTCCGTTGACGGTGTTCGGTGCGGATACTGCTGATGCTCCGTTCGGACGCAATGTTACGAACGGTGCTGGCGGTTCTGTTACTGTGCGCGGCAAAGACTACCTTGGTCAAGGCGTGACCGAAACAATTGGTGCATCAGCAGCGGGCAAAAAGGCGTTCAAGTGGATTGACGCTATTGATCCCTTCACTGGTGCAGTGATTGTTGGTTGGGGTGCATTGCTAGGACTTCCTTATCGCATGGCTGCGGTGATGGAAGAAGTAGCTAATGGTGTTGAAGCAGCGCCTGGAGCTTTGGTTCCCGGTTCGCTTGTTGATCCGCAGACCTCAACCACTGGCGATCCGCGTGGTACTTACGCCCCGACTACTGCACTCAATGGCAGTAACCGGATTATGGCTAAGTTCCAGCCGTACAACATCCTCAATGCCAATGGCAACGGGGGATTGCACGGTATGCAAGCGGCCTAAACCCGTCATTCGTGACGGTAGGGAGTGGTCTAAGCGTATATTCGTCCTTGCGTCGAAACCACTCCCGCTTTCTTTGAGGGGTCGTTATGCTCAAGACACTAATGCAACTGACTGTTGACACAGAACGTATGCTTTATCAAGCTGCTGGTGTCAACACTCAAGTGTATGCTCAAGATGTCATAATGCAAAAGCTGCAACACGCTTTTGACCATTGCTTCACAGCGAAGTTTTGGCCCTCATTTGTTCGACGCGAGGCAAGGATGCTGGACGGGATTACGGGGAAACCTGTGCTCCCGTTCAGCCTCATTAAAGAGTGGAAAGATGTCAGCGATGTCTTTAGAGCGAATAGTCAACACCCAATCCCCACCATGCCCCTCAGCTACAACCTGTTGGGTTTGGTTGATGGAACGACTCCAAGATTTCTCGAACCTACAGCAGACGCGACGCTGTTCACAGTCTATCCGCTAGGATCAACAGGCAACATTGTGGTGGTTGGACGCGAACGCCCTGCTACTGAGTTCATTATGACAGATATAGTGCCGTTCGACAGCCTTGCGCTGTGTTACTATGCCGCCTGGGATTACCTAGTTGATGATGCAAGTAATGCTGGCGCCGCTGCCAAGATGCAAGGGTTGTTTGATAGCAGAATGAAAGCTCTTGAGGACTCAGAGTTCGACAACGTGGTGTTACTGAACCCACGGAGCGAACAAATCCCTACACAGTGGAGTTGATATGCGCTTAGAGAAGATCATGCCTAAGCAATTCCGCATATCACAGAACTTGCGGCCAGTAACGCTGCGTGAGTTCAGTGGTGGATGGAATGTGCTTGACGATGATATGAACCTAAGCCACAAGTACGCCAGAATAGCTTACAATGTCTATGCTGACAGCGATGGAAGCGTATCGGTGAGGCAAGGCTACAGGTTGTTTGCTAACTGCCTCCCCTATCTCTCCACTCCCTCGTATGCAGTTGATGCTTACTACTTCAACTCAGCACTCATCGTTGTGTTCAGCAACGGAGAGATCTGCAAAATCCTTGGCAACGGCTTAGTATCAGTGATCTGGAACGAAGCTATTGCCAACACACTCCCTCATCCTCCTGGAAGTCCTATAGTCACTGGTTGGCACTCACTTGACTTCGTGTCATTTGCAGAGTTCAATGACCACTTGGTGATCTGCAATGGTCAAGAGAAGCCTCTGGACATAGACAATCAGTTCAGAGTGGAATACTTACAAGACGCAGCTACTAACAGCAACCTCAATGTGCCTATCTGTAAGTACGTCACTTCTATTAGCCGCTACTTAGTAATGGCTGGTGATCCGCTAGAGCCTGATCGTGTTCACATTAGTGCTCGTGATGCTCATGGTACATGGTACGGTGACGACGAGCCTAATGATGGCACAAGGCTTGATGTTGGCTCTATCCTGTCAGGTGCAACAACCATTCGCGGTCTGCTTACCTTCCGTGGTAAGCTCATTGTGATGTTCGCAGAAGGTCTGCTGTTTGGACAGTTGGGGGATTACGATGAGAATGGCAATCATACTCCCAACTTTGAGGACGGAGTATCCGGTTATGGCTCAATCTCTCATCGCAGTGGGATTGCTTACGGTGACGATGGGCTGTTTATGGACCTTGAAGGAGTGCCTAGTATTAAGCGTACTGCACTGTCAACGAGTTTCAAGCCGGAACGGGTTTCCGATCTTATTGATCCAGAGATAAAAGCAGCACTGAAGCCTCTTAGCTTTGAAGCGATGGAGAACCATGTCTTTTCTGTCTACAACAGAGCCAACGGGCAATTCATGTTGTTTGTCCCCAACGCAGAGACAGTCGCTGAGACAACCGAAACTAAAGCATTCGTTTACGGTTATCGCCCATCACTGCAACAAGATGCTTGGAGCCTATACGGCAACTGGAACTTCACTTGTGGAGTACGTTCACTCACCGGACGCGTATTCTTTGGTGATAAGGATGCCAAGATTTGGGTGTTAGGAAGTGACGATGACCCAATCTACACAGACAATGGCGCTCCTATACCCTTCGATTGGGAGTTGCCGTGGTTGGACTTCGGACAGCGAACAAAGTCTAAGACTTCTAAACATATATCTTTTGATACACGCGGGTTGTCCGAGTTCGACACTCGAATGTACGTTGATAACTTCTACACCAACGCAGGAGTTGACAGTCCCGCACTCACAACTGAGTTTAGTGGAGGGGGACAAGGACACTTTGGTGGAGGACCACAACCTTATGGCGGTGGACGGAACACTGCTCGTAAGTGGCATTACGTCTGGCCTTGCAAGTTCCAGATAGCGAAACTTAGGTTCAGTGGATTGAGCGATGCAGGCTTAAGCTTCGTGTCGATCTCCCTGCACTATCTCCTTGGGGGGATCAACAGATGAGCATTTACGGATACACGTACAAGGGCTTTAAGCTCATCGACTTCAACTCCGACAACTGGCATGGGGATGAATGGTACAACTGGACACTCCTGGACAGCTTGCTAGAGGCTACCTTCGGTGACGTACCTCTCCCTGTAGTGGGTGGGACTGCTAATGCAATCACATTGGACTATACACCGGATCGAGTGCTAGCTAATGGCCTCACTGTGGTGTTCATCCCTAATCTTTCTCCTACTGGTCCAACTACTATTGCAGTAGATGGCCAAGCAGCGAAGCCACTACTCGTGTTAGGCATCCCTGTTGCAATGGGAGACTTCCTAGCTGGTGAACCTGTTAAGGCAATCTACAATGGAACGAGCTTCAACACTGTAGCACCGCTGAAGAAGTTCTCACAGATCAATATCATTGCTGGACCTAGCGGTGCTTCTCCTCATCTTGATGCCAATGATTTAGTGATCTCCTCAAATCAACCAGCAGGAATAAGTATACTCACTCCCAACAACTCAACAGGCACGATAGCGTTCGGTGATCCAGAGAATGCTCTCGCTGGCTACATACAGTACATTCACACCACTGATGAGCTTATCTTTGGTAGGAACGGTATCGCTGCTCTAGGGATAGGCCCAACTGGCCTCAGAACATTGGGTCCAATCAGAATGGACCTCACTGGTGTCAATGACTTCGTTATTGCAGAGGATACTAGCCCTAACACAGTTAGACTTGGATCATCTGCCACCATCAATGGGCTTCAGATAGATACGGTATCAGGTCTGACTACAATCCATAGCGGCCTGAATGTCACTGGCACTACCTCTATAAGTGGTAATCTGCTTGTTAGCGGTACGATCACAGGCAACCTTGCTAACCCGCTTCCAATCACACAAGGTGGTACTGGAGCGGCCACTGCTGCTGCTGCTCGGACTAACTTGGGCCTTGGCACCATTGCCACACTGAACACGATCAACAATGATAATTGGGCTGGTGCTGATCTTGCCATCGCTAATGGTGGTACTGGCGCTAGTGATGCTGCTACTGCCAGAACCAACCTCGATGTGCAGCAGTTTGACGCAGACTTAGCCGCTATAGCTGCACTGACTACAACTGCGTTTGGCCGCTCTATGCTGACTTTAGCTGATGCAGCAGCAGCACGCTCACTCACTGGTGCAGTTGCTGGTATAACAGCGTCCTTTGCTGCTAACGTACTAGATATACGTCTTGGTTTCAGCACCGGACAGACCATGATGATACAGGCTGGTATCGGAACACTTGGTCCTGATGGTCTAGGTGTAGTTACCTTCCCAACGCCTTACTCTATTGCTCCGTTTGCAATGGCTAACGGTGGGTTGAGTGTTGTGTCTGATGATAGTGATGTCCACAACTACGGAACGCCTACTGTCTCCGGTATGAATGTCATCAATGGTGGTGGTGGTACTGCCACTTACACTTGGATCGCAATAGGACAACTGTGATGAACTTTGCTGATGTAATGAGAAATGCAGAGCAAAGCAGGTTGGCGCGGGAAGCCTTGCAGCCTGCAACTCCTGCTCCTGCGGCACCCGCAGCGGTAACGCCTCCGCCAGAGATCATTGATCCTGCTAAGATGGCGATGGCTCGCAGTGCTGCTATCAATAGAGCAACGCTCAACTTGCGCGCACAAGGGCTTAATCCTGCACTCTACATGGATCAGATCAACGCAGAGTTCGATAGAGCAGCAGAAACTGCTATGTTGAGTAAAGACCCTTACTCAGTGTTCGGTGACGACATCGCAACAAATGTTGTGAAAGCTGTCAACGAGGACAAGAGGCGCGAGTTCACAAGCAGCTTCGAGAACAAGTTTGGGCAGAGTGCTGATCGAGCAGCCTTACCAAGCACCATGCTAGATGATGCCATCAACAACATCATACAGGGCCAGCAGACTGACGCACAAAGAAAGCTAGAAGCTGGTAAGGCACGAGGTATCTACAACGATGTAGGATACAATGCTGGACAGCAAGCGATCAATACCGCTGCGGGAACAGCAAGGTCCGAACTTGGTAATCTTGGTAGTGGCCTTATAGATCAATGGCGCGGTGGTCTTAACGACATTGACACGAAAGCTTGGGACGCTTACCAATCCTTTACTCCAGGCGATACTACCTTCTCCCTTGATCCGTACATCGGAGACAGGACTGACTATCTAGGCCGCACCACTTCAGGTGCAGAAGGTGCTCTTCGCAGCACTATAGGCGGAAAGAACTTCTTTGACTTTGGGAAGATCGGCGGTGCTGTTGGTGGTGCACAGGGAGCACTCAATCTGCGTGATACTGATGTAGCTACCGCACTAGGGGAACGTAAGAGACTTAACACACAGAGCAGAGGGCTAGGCTCTCAAGGAGCGTTCTGATGCCACTTCCATTAGCAGCAATCGGTGCTGGATTAGGAGCAGCTGGCTCTATTGCTGGCTTCCTTGGTGACAAGAAAACTAACAAGCTTGCTAAGAAGGCTTATGAGGATCAGAAGAAGCTAGCTGATAAGCAGTCTGGCATCGCTGACTACATCAGTCAGTTAGCGAAGCAAGCAGCTACTACTTCGTCCGATGTCTACGATCCTAGTGGTGGGTTTACTCGCTTCAACCCTGCTACGGGCAAGTACGAGTATGCTCTAGGAGCAGAGCAGCAAGGCATACAAGGTGCTTCGTACGGAGAGGAACTGTTACGTAACACAGTCGATCAAGGAGTGCGACGCCAAGGACTGCTCGACGCAGAACGAATGCGCCAAATGGCGAGTGGTCGGGCTGATAGAGCATTAACTGATATTGACGCGGCTCGACGAGGCATTGGGATGGTTGATCCCGCTGCCGTTGCTGGTCAACTGATGGCTAGCCGTACAGGCCAACTCAATGCAGGATATGACGATGCTGAACGCGCTGCGAGAACGATGCAACTCCGTACTGGATCTAGTGCAGTTGGTGACGCTCTTACTTCTCTTGCGCGTGATAGGGTTCGTGCACAAGCAGGTTTGGGTACGCCTGGCCTCGAAGGTCTTGAGTTTGCGGAAGGGATAAACCAAGGACGCAATCAGCAGAACTACGGTGTGTATGGACAGATGCACGGCATTGGTAGCAACTTCTACGATGCACAGTTTGCTCCTTCTACGTACGAGCAACTTGGCAGAGAGAACCTAGGGAAGCAGATGGACTTTGACATGAGCAAGCTCGATCTTGCTATGGGTGGAGGCTCACAAGCTGGACAGACTTTGGCTAATGCTGGAACTGGTTTGCGCCAAGGCTACGATGCTTTCGCCAAAACACGTGTTGCGTCTCCAACTAGTAAGCTACTTACTGGTCTAGGCAATGCTGCTAGTAGCTTCGCTAAACCACCAACCGGAGGCTAAGTTATGGCCGACACAGCAGGTAAGCCGAGGGAGAGCGTTGCTCTAAGGGCTAGGAACAAGCGTCAGACTACGACCATTCCTACTCCAGAAGTGCAGCAGTATGGAGTTTTCACTCCAGGGTATGCAGGGTATTTGCAAAGCACTGCTGCGGATCAGAGCCAAGGCTCTAGTGCCGCTTTAGCAGCAGCTAATGCTTGGGCTTTACGCAATGAGAAGAGAAATGAGCAGGAGGGATACGCCCAAATGCTTAAGCGCGCACAGGATTTGCAGATCGACGCACAGAAGCGTGATCTCTTCGCTGAAAGAGAAGCTGATATAGGTGATCGCAACCTTCAGTATACTCAGGAAGGTATTGGTGGTCTTGAGACTGTAGAAACTGATCCTGTAACGGGTGAGAGCAGGATCGTTCGCAATCCGTTGCAGCAACAGGTTGGCAACGTGTACAATCTTGGTATGAAGCGTGCTGAGACGCTCGACAAGTTTGCTACCAGCTTCAAGACACTTGGTGAGACTGGCACTACTCTCTCCGACGAAGCCAAGCAACATCTGATACGTGATCCTGTCACTGGTAAGTTGCCAGAGCTTGTGAAGGGAATGAATGTAAGCGACGAGATTGATGCTTACACAGAGGACACTCCTGAAGATCGGTATCTTCGTGACACTACCGTTGCAGAGATTAACCAAAAGAACAACGGTGGCGTAACTGTTGAACAAATCTTCAATCCTTCTGGAGTGTCGATGGGGCTTAAGTGGACTTCTAAAGCTGGTGCTGGTGCGCTTGCTCAAGCACAAGCAGAGGCAATGGCTGCTGGCATTGATCCTAAGACTGGCAGAGTGTTTAGGCGAATGGCGCCTTCACCAAGCCCTAATGCTGGTGCACAGGGCGGCGCTGCACCAGCTACATCAGCCGCTGAACCGATCCGTGGTGATCTCACTGATTACCGCGATGCTGGCTATGACGCTATCGAGAACAGACTAGAAAGGAAGTACGGTCTACCACAAGGATTGATGAAGCGCATCCGTGTGTTTGGTGAACGTACCAATGCTACTGGTCCTAGAAGTGTATCACCGAAGGGTGCTCGCACTGTGTATCAGTTCACTCCAGGAACGCGTGACCACTTCATCAAGCGGTGGAAGATTGATCCTTGGTCTAGTCCTCAAGCTGCTGCTGAGAGTGCAGCTATACATCTGAGTGACAGCATCAAGCGCGGCCAAGACCCTGTGTTAGAATACAATGCAGGACCAAAGGCGCGTGGTGCATGGGGATCGAAGGAAGCACAAGACTATAAGCGTCGAGTGGACTCTCCAGAAGCTTACGCAAGTGTTCGTCCCTCTGCTGATCCGAACAACATCCGTGTTACAAGGCTCAGAGCACTACCACACGTAGCTGATGTAAGTGTCGATGATGCTGGTATTATCACAGCCAAACTGAAGAACGGCAGGGTTGTGAAGTACGACAAGGGGAGACGAGTTGGCTAAGAGATATGTCGGTGGCCCCACTGGTGGTGCGTACATGGCGTACGACTACTTGTTTGGTCCTAACCAGCAATGGCTGAAAGACGCTAGACAAGTTGGTGCAGGACTGCACGAGCTTGTAACTGCTGATGTGGACAAGCGTAAGGGCCACTACAAGCCTGCGATCATCCCACAGACCATTGGTATACCAGCAATGGTCAAGAGCTATATGCCTTCTGGACAGGCTAGTACTGAAAAGACTGGTAAGCCGTTCTCCGGTAACAACATTGCCGAACGAGTGCTGAACCAAGCTTACGAAGAAATGGATGTAGCTAGAGAGGCGGGCAACGAGCTTGCTGGTGTTAGTGACCCTACCAACTTGAAGGAGTCACTGCTACGTTATGGCTTACCGAACCTCATTAGAGGTCCAGTGGGACTGCTCGGTGCTACTTCCAAGGGTGGTAAGATACTCAAGACGCTGAACAAGACTCCAGGCATCATCAGAAAGCCTGTTAAGGTTGCAGCAGAGCTTGCTACTCCCTTCAGACAGACTAAGTTGAGCACTGCTGTACCATTGGCATCTGCTGTACATGGTACTCTAGATGTCATAATGGACAAAGGCACTACTGCTGATGGACAGGAGTACGATGGTACTGTTCCAGAGCTTGTGCGTGGCCTGACAGGCAGAGACAACGCACCAGTAGGTTCATCCAAGGAGGAACAAGCACAGCTACAAGAGTTAGATCAACTCATGTTGAATGACGCTTACGAAGCTGGTGAGATTACTGATGAAGAGATAGATGCGTACATTGCTTCGCCACCCTCTGTAGAGGATGAGGCTGCAACAGACAGTGCCGTGTGGAACGAGAAGGCTAAGGATGCAGGGATATTCTTGACTGCTGCACTAGGAGCAACTGTTGGGCATCGCAGGCTTGGTAAGATCGCCAAGACACACCTTGAAGCTCGTAAGGCTGCTATCAATGATCCTCGCAACGTCGGTAAGTTCGATGATCCTGATGATTATGCAGAGACTGCACCTATTGACGTAGATGCTGACGTACCGGAACGCTCCGTTGCACCAGCGGGTAGAGAAGCTTCTGAAGGAGAGCCACAGTACGTTGGTACTAAGTGGGAAGGAAGAGAACACGGACTAGGTGATCGTGCGATCGGAGGTGCGTTTGAAAAGACACGCCCAATCACTACTATGGCTGATCGCTTCCTTGGTAGAAACCAAGCTAAGAAGTTCGGCTTTAGGTTGGATGCACTCACCAACTCTTCTATTCAAGCTAGGTTCTCTCACTGGCTCCGCACAGGTGAAGCTCCAGGCTCTAATATGAGGACAGAAAGCCTTGGTGCTTGGTCACGCACATTTGCTGATGAGTTGGATGGTGCTGAACAGCTCCGTGTGAACGATGCACTTGTAGCAGCATCATCGCTAGACGACATCAATCGTACAGGCAATCATGCTTCTCTGTTTGAGGACAAGTTTGGGAACAGAGTTAATCCAAGGCAGATGCAGCAGCTAGTAGACAGTGTAAAAGCTGATCCCAAGTTGGGTAAGTACTTCACTCAGATACAGAAGTTCTACGATGATAAGCTGCGCTATGAAGTAGATCGTGGGCTAATCTCACAAGCTGACTATGCTAAGATGCGTGCTGAGAGGCCCAACTACGTGCCACTGAAGGGCAACTTACAGCAAGAGGCTCCGTACTCTCCGTTTAGCATGAGATACTCTGCTAACGAGGACGCTAAGAACGCTCGTAACCTTCTCCCTGAGACTGGTCTTAAGGGAAGTGAGGGTGTTGCTAATCCTCTCTCAATGTTGTTCGAGCAATGGTCTGACACCATTCGCAGAGCAGAGACAAACGAGTTTAGGCGTGAGTACCTAGAGAAGATGAGCAACGCTGGTGCGCGTAAGAAGAACGGCGACCTAGTTGTACGTAAGCTCAGAGGCGATCAGACTGGTCGTGATGTACATGAAGTACAAACGCCAACAGGTGTTGTACGATATGATGTCACCGATAGCCAACTAGCTAGTTCACTGCATCTAAGTCCTAGAGAGACTGTTAAGTACCTCGAAGAAATGCGCCAGATGTATCAGAACTTCACTACTGGTGCTGTAGCTACTGGTCGTAACCTGTTTGGGCTTGTCGCTGCACCAATCATGGATAGCATGGCTGCATCTACACTTAAGGGTAAGAGCCACAAAGTCGGGTTGGCTAATCGTCTGTTCGCTGGTGGTCACATCGGAGGTGTTCGTGCTGCGGGTGACATGATCGGGCGTGAAATGGCAACACGGATGCGTATGCACATGATCCGTGAGAACTCGTGGCTCCGTGATATGCTAAACAAGATGCCCAACGGAGCAGAGAGGTTCACTACATTCCTGGAGAACCATTACAAGCAGTCTACACTAGCTGACATGGACAGGATGGGAATTACCTCTAAATCTGCGTGGGGATCACAAGACCCAACTCATGTTATGGAAGGACTTGAAGGACAAGTCCCTGAGTATGCTCGTCAGCAGTCGCAGAGAGTAATTGACGACATCAACGAGTCACTGAATGATCCCAATGGAGGCATTGGTGCTATCCGTGGACGCATGAGTAAGATCAACAATCGTTGGGTACAAGCTAAGACAATGCCATTCATACGTCAGTATGGTGGACTGTTAGAGGCAATGCACAATGGAGCGCGGTATCAAGCGGTGAGAGCTAACAAAGGCAGAGTGAGAGACTTGGATGAGTTTATCTCTGATATGCGTCGGCTCTCTGCTGACCCTTCTATTCACGGATCAAGTAAGGCTGTGAACTATCTAGCATCAGCCAACCTGTATGGTCCTATCTCACTAGCTACGCTGGCTCAAGTAGGGAAGAGGTTCAAAGAAGATCCACTCAACTTCGGCCGCAACGTGACACAGACTGGTGCCACTGCTGCTGCTATGTTCTACTTGTCTCAATACTACGATGAAGAGGCAAGAGCGAAGCACCAAGCAAAGACACCTCAACAGAGAGCGAACAAGCTCACTATGTTTGGTGGTGCAGAATTGCCATTGGATCAGCTACAACGGCTCTTCTTAGGTGGTGTCATGCCAATCACCGATCAGATGAGTGGCATGAACACTGGAGAGTGGGACGAAGGCTTCATCAAGTCTATGCAGAAGATGGTGGAGGGCGAAGGTCCACAGATGGACGAGGAGGCATGGAAAGATTGGGAAATGAGGTTCAATGAAGCTCTAAGAGCTAATATGCCTAGCTCGCTGTTAGCGGCTGGCGTGAACCTTAAGCCCGAAGGAGGGCTACCGGGGATCAAGTACACTGGCGATGCTAGTAGCATACCACCATTACAAGCACTGATGGGTGTTATGGGTGTGGACCCCGGCATGAGCACACTCACAGGTGAAGTTGTCGGTCCCAAGACACAGAAGATCACTGGCCTGGAGGCTGACGCAGATCGCCCTGAGAGTTTGGTGGGATCACAACAAGAAGTGATAATGCGTACGCTGTTCTCGTCTGCTGGTGCTGGTCTATTGGAAATAGCAGAAGATGCGTGGAGGCTTCTGAACGACAAAGATCCTGACAACGACAAGCGTGCTATGCAAATGGTCACAGATCAGTGGAAGGAAGGAGCACAGAAAGGCGCTGGACCTCTGAAGCCTCTCTTCGGTGATCGTGCAGAAGGCAAAAGTGCTGCTGATACCAACTACGCACTGTTGAAGGACAGGGATAAGGGTATTGAGACTGCTAACAACTTCCTAACACTAGACTATAAGACAGGTGATTACACCAGTGCCTCACGGTCTAGTGCCAGGATTGGTCAACCTATTGATCCAAGTGCGATGGAGTTACGCACAGACTTAGCAGGGACAGAAATGCTGCACATCGGTTCGATGGCTAACAGGCTGTACATCGACAACAACAAAGCCAAGGAAGAGATTAGACAAATCTCGAAGCGGATCGAGAGCATCAAAGCTGCAACGAACAAGACTATCTCAGAGAAGAACGCAGAAGTTAATCCTCTTGTAGATGAGGTCAAGTATCGCCGTATGCTGATGTTGCAGAGTGTGCGGGAGTATGAAGAGACGATCTCTCAGGACATTGGGAGAGAGTTTACATTCGAGGACTTCAACCCAGAAGAGTATCTACGTCCGTTCAGCCCCCCGCAGTAGGGGTAATGGCATTGAGAATGGTATCGAGAGCGTTGCTAGACACTAAGCCTTGCTTCGCTCTCCATATCGTAGTTGGTCTACCGCGACCCACACTCACGTTCTCAAACTTCTGTACCATCTGAAGCTCGTGCATCACATCGAGGGCGGTTCGTGTGTGTTCGGCGTCCATAAATCGTTGCACTGCTTTACTGAGTTCGCTGTGCTTGATGCCTCCGATCCCCGCCGCAAGGAGCTTGTCTCGTATGGCGTCAACTCCCAGGACAAGTCTTGAGTTGGTGCCCGTGCCTTCAAATATCCCGGCACCATCTTCACGAGTTTCGATAACAACTTTAATCGCAGTGGTAATGTGATAAGCTTGTATCTCCCAAGTGCCGTCACTAACGCATAGCAAAGCAGCCACGCGGAGGATGTGACTATCCTCCCGACTTTGGAAAGAAGCTCTGTAAGGATCACGTTTCAACTCCCTGTGTTTGTACCATGACTTGAAGCGTGACATCGCTCCTTCGCTGAGTGCGATAGTGGGAAACTTCTTTGCTTCCTCACTTATAGTAGCGAGGCGCAGCAACAACTGTTGTCTTATTGCATCGTCAGACTTCGTGGGCCAAGGGGCAGTACGCTTTGGTTTCTCGCTGACCACGAACACCACTCGTGAGGTGAAGCCTCCCTCGATAACATCGGGATTAACAGCTCGCAACAGCCATGAGGGTGTCGAAGCAGAAAGGAAGTTAACGTGTACATCCCGAAGTACTGTGCTACCACGAAGAAGGGTTCCGCCCCCAACCCTGAGCGAAGGACAGTCGTAAAGATCAGTGAGAAGGGTGGGCATGGTTTCGACATACTTCTCTTTCCCTAGAAACTTCACCATTTCATCTATTGCGATTGACGCTCTTGCGGAACCGAACTCAATGGATTGCAGAGCAAGATCAAACTCGAGTTTTTCAGGTGTGATCTTTGACTCGATGAGTTGGTTGGTATCGTTACACATTCCACGTATAAAGGATACCGCCCTACGGACTGCCGTTGACTTTCTAGTAACTCCCGACTCAGCAACCAAGACACAGTAAAGATTAAGATAAACAGGAGCGGAAGGCCGATCAACAGCAATATCTCTCCCGAGAGCCACCGATATACACCATAGTGCTGTCCAGAAGTCGTAGGCGTAGGGAGTTTCGGAGTTTTCCGAAAAGGCAAGATATTGTCCGACAAAGGAGTCCTCCCTCGCTAACTTCTTGTAGTTGACTCTAGACATTAGTTCTGATCTGCTTCCCTAAGCAAGCAATAGCTTGTTGAAGGAACGCTTTAGCATCCGATAGGTACGGATCATCAGCAGTGACTTCAGGAAACTGGTCTAGGTTGTCCTGAAGCGCCTTCTCTAGCTGCTCTGGCGTCTTGGCTTTAGGCATTGGCTTATCCTTAGTTAAAGTTCAACATTGCAAACTCTCCGTGATACTTCCTGGCAGCTTCATCATATGCTCTTGCAGCTTCTAGGTCTGTATCAAAGGTACCAATAACAATTCTGCGCTCGTCGTCTCTTATGCGTGCTTGGTAACGACCATTCGGACGTAGTGTAACGCCGCGATAGCCCTCACCCTGCACCCACTTGTTGCAGTTATTCTGTTTTGACGTTGCCAAACGTATGTTAGACCTTTGACAATTCAAACCGTTACCATCTTTGTGGTCTACCTCAACTCCAGCAGGAGCATTTAGTAGGAACCTGTGCAACAGCGTATCAGGGTTGTCAGCCTTGCCAAGACGACTGCGAGCGTAACACGTGTGGTTCTTTATACTAACAGACCAGTTGTATTGTGACACAAGTTCGTAGTCCTCGTCATCGACAAGAGCAACATAGCCTCTAGTCAGTTGTATCTCTTTCATAAACCCCCGCAATCTCCCGCGCCTTATCGCACTTCGGGCGCGGGGGTGCAACACCTGTTGTTAGAGCTTCTTGACTTCTGGAGCCTTCTGCTCGTTCTCTTTCTTCAGTCCCAAGTCGGTAACTGTTCCCGACTCGTCTCCAGCGGAACCATCTTCCACGGGGAGTTCTTCTTCCGGTGTCGGATCTTCAGGTGAAGGATTGCTGTCCTCACCATCGACTTCGCCACCGTCACGGCCATGCTGACCGGGATTGTTTGCACCACCGCTTGACGAAGTAGTGTCACCAAACACGTGACCCGCAGTTACATCGTGTAGATGCTGATTAGCACCTTCGATGGCTTGGTCTGTGCACATGGCGTTCACTTCTTCTGCACTGCGACCAGCGCGTTCTTCTGCATCCATCGGATCACTACGCAAGTCGCGTGTCTGCTTCTCCGACTTATCATCACTGTAGCCAGAGCCAGCACGCTTGCTGTCTTTCGTTTTGGGACCGAAGGTTTTCGTGTCCTCAACTTTTCTGTCAGTCATGCTTCTACCTTTCTTAACGTGCTCCACCGATGAACGCCCTTCTCATCGGCTTCGCTACACTTGAGATCACATGGAATTACTAACTCCCTAATCTGACCGTCCATGCCTTCGATCAGTAGAGGTTCCAGCGCGTGTTTCTTCATCACGCGTCTAACTGTGTCGCCATGACCCCGCTTATTAAGAGCAATAAGGGCGTCGTGGATATTGAGTGAGATCCTTGCACTATCTCTAGGCCAATCAGGGTCAGTGTGACACCGATAAATAACCCTGGCAACTTTATCACCAATGGTAGACTGAGGATAGAAAGCAATAACAGGTTCGAGGGCATCATCACTGAACTTCTCCTGTAAGATCCATCGCCTCCCGTATGCGTTGTATATCCTCCGTTTCTCTTGCACTTGCTTGATCTGCCATTCCCACCACTCTTGTATCTGTGGGTTCGTCTTGTGATACTGGTGCCACAAATACTCTGCAACGCCATAACTGGTTTGCAGTGTAGTAGCCAACCGATCTGGCATCATGCGGTAGTTGAGAGCGTGACGACAGCGTTTGGCAATGTAACGAATTGAGAATGGAGCGAATGGGCCTTCAGTGCTGTAATCCGTGGCTGGTACATCCTCGTACGGCACGTTGAACATGATAGAGGCAAGTGCTCTATGACTATCAACGCTTGGGTCGTTGAATTGTTCCATCCAGTGCGGGATTACGGCTCTAAAACCGACAACTCGTGACTCAGCTTGTTGGAGGTCGAAATAGTTAAACTCGTATCCGGTGTCTGCAACGAACATATTGTGTGCCCGTCCCGGTTGGTTCTGAAGGTTAGTTCCAGTCCCCCAACCAGTACTTGCAGAGGAGAGCCTACCGGGGGCGGAGCTAACACCAGTCTGTTTATATTCACATCTAATTCGGTTATCTTCATCGACCGACATCTCCGCATAAGTGGATGAGAACTTCTGCTCTACAGCGAGGTTGTCAATGTGAAGCAGTAAAGCACGGCAATCGTCTGGAGTACGAGGATGATCCCGCATACGGCGACGGTTTTCCTTGTCAGTCGCCACTCCCCTTCCAACGAGTTTAAGTCGCTTGAAGAATAGTTCGGCCATCTGCTTAGGAGAATTAGGATTAGGACGAAATTCGACATCACCTGTGCAGTCAGCAACCATTGCAAAGTACTCATCACGCATTGCTCCAATAGTGACTTTCATATCCTGGGCTATCTGATCCTTCAACTCCTTGTCGATCGCCACTCCATGAACAGTCATATCGACTAGATGTGGTTGCAGGAACATCACATGATTGAAGAAAAACTCGCTGAGTCCTTGTTGCTCCAATTCTTGCAACATTTGTTGCTGACTAGCGAGCATGAGGCAAACATCTTTGACATTGTACACCCATTCAGCGTCAATATCGCCTGTTTCCTTCCAAATCTTGCCTTCATCCTTATAGAAAGGGTGCGTTGTATACTGCGTGGTTAAGAAGCCCAACGAATGGGGCATTCGGGGATACAGCGTGTGATGGGCCAGCATCGTGTCGAACCATATAGGCCCGAACCGCAATCTGTCCAGGAAATACGTCCACGACGAGTCGTACATTCCATTTTGAGTAACAAGACGCACGGACGGATCTGCTACGAGCTTCTGAAGCCTCAGCCATAGTTGCGCTTCCTCCTTTACTGTCCATCTATTCGCATCTTTGGTTCTGAAGTTGATGCACAGTCCCTCATGGGCATCATTTGCAAGCCCCACGCAAATGGTTTCCCCGCTGGAAGTCTCAATATCCAGTCCAACAGGCTTTCCTCCTGTTTGCATCTTGTCGATCCATGACATTGCCTCATCGAACGTCGGATTGATACGGGCGTTAATCTCATGCTCTTTGAACTCCCCCGTAATCACTTGATTAAGCCTGTAGCAGTCGAACTTGAACATCACTTCGTTCTTAGCTTCACGCAACACGTGTGCTGGATTGTACATTACGACGACTTTAACGTCCCTGCTGCTCGTCTCTCCTTCTCCATGAACACTACCGAGTTGCACGTCGAACACCGACCCTCGATAATTAGTGATACCTCTAAGTCCCGTAATTGCAGCGAGAGCATAGTTACCAAGGCAGACAACATATCTGAGATTTGGGAGTTGAGCGAGTTCCCACAACAGGATCGTTGTGTAGTGTGAAACTTCCCCGTCACTGATCTTCTCCTTCATGTTAGCCATGTTGACAGAGAGCAGTTGACGCTTGATTACATTACTCACATACACCTTCTGGCGTGACAGTCCGTACTTGCGTAAGTTGTCCCAAAGGTACTTACCGCTGCTGCCGACGAGAGGCATCTTCATCACGCGTTCCCGCTCACCTGGAGCTTCACCGATGATAGCTACCTCTGCGCCGAACATACCATCACAACCGCAGTCAACTTCAAGTCCTAACGCCTTTGCGCGTACTTGTATCTCTCTGTTCATTTCTGCGATTGTATTAGCCATTACGCTTCCTCTTGTCCTAACTGATCCAAGATCTCATCGAACTGTACCAAGCCTTCGTTGATGTTCGTGACATCATCTTCATCTTCTACAGCTTGAACAGCCTCAATGATCTTGTGAGCACCATCAAGTCCCTCTTCGCCAAGAGCTTTCAAGCCTTCGACAAAGTACTTACCAATATCTTCAATCATAACGCGTCCTCTTTCTCTGTAATGTCTAACCAGTTCTTAGCTACGCCTTGGCACAGCATCCTGAATATCTCTCTGTCGCTTCGTCCTCCTATCTTGTTAGGTATCTTCTTCACAGTAACATCGGGATACATAGCTTGAACATCATCGCCAATGTAACAGCGGTTGTCCCACTCTGTAACACCTGTTGCGTGTATCTCTACGATCAGCACATTCTTCTGGCCTACGTGTTCGATAACAGGCGCCAAATCCCCCAAACGACCCCCATCGCTACACACCACGACACTATTAAAGCTATTACGCACGAGCCGTTTGCGCATGATGTACCCGAGGGCTTCCGGTCCATGTAACCTCTCCAAAGCATTGAAGGGTTGTTCTTCTCCCTGCGACCGTCATTGTCGTAGTAGTCGTAGTTGTGGAACGCACTATACAACGCGTGAGCACCCTGTTTGAGTGGTTCAGCAAACTTCATGTGCGTTGGCCGCATCCAAGTGGCATGGATTTGGATGTACGAGCGTACTGCATCCGACGCAGTGTCTTTTCCACAGTCAGGAGGGCCATTAAAGACAATGATCTTTTGGTGATTAGCCACTAGTTCCTCCTAGCCTTTAAGTGTTCCTCTAGTTTGATGAGCATAGGGATGGCTTCGCCTAAAGCCTTGGATAGTGACTCTGCTGCTTCCGTATGGAACACAAAGTTGTGTGGATTGCCCGCAGCATCATAGAGTGTGACGAAGATAAGAGCGTGTTCGTCTGATCCTTCTCCAACAGTAGCCCCATGCAAGTCCAATGCGTACACTGGAATGCCTGGAGCAACTTCAAGGGTCTTGGTTAGTCTGTCTTTGTCTCCGCTTTCTTCAAGATACTCGCCCATGTTAGCCTCTTTTGTTCAATGAGAGTGAAAGGGAACGCTGATCGGTAATAAGGTGCACGTGTTCTCTACCACGACTGGTTGCGGTGTAGAAATTACGCCTATTCTGCATATAGCCAGTGCTTTTGTTCAACACGTAACACACGTTGTCATATTCTGAACCCTGGGACTTGTGCGTAGTGATTGCATAGCCTAAATCCACATCCTTACGGGGATCAATCTCTACAATCTTACCCCAACGGTTCTGCACCATCATAATAGGTGGAATTGCTTGCTCACGGTCGCCCAAATCAAGGATCAATTCACCATCATTGGTGATCTCAATGATCTTACCACTCTCACCGTTGAAAACCTCGAGTTCGTACATATTGCGAGTGATAATGACCTTATCCCCGACGTACATACGCATCAGGCCACCCTTCTCGTCTCCTTCTCCCTTCACCCACTTATGACGCGGGATCATGCAAGCAGGATCGAGACGGTTATGGAACAGAGATTGGATCATTTGGTTGAGCTTTACAGTGCCAACCCATGTTGTGTTCTGCGGTGTGAGGATTTGGTTCCTGGGATCAGTGAAGTCCACTCCCTTAGCCATGCTCACATGGATGTAGTCACGTAGAGCGTCCACTGGCGTGTCTGTGAAGTGCATAGTCCACTGATCGTTGCGTGTGGGCATTCTACCCCGCAACACTTGTTGTAAGTTGAGGAGAATACCACTGTCTTTTCCTTGCCGATGGATTGTATCCAATCGCACGGATGGGAACTTGTCAAGCAACTGGATGAAAGAAGATGGAAGCATTTCAAGGCGCTTATCCTCTTCAATGGGCGGTAGCTGGTTATTGTCTCCGAACACACGAATACACGCCCCAGGACGGAGCGCATCAAAGAGCGATCGGTGCAACTCATTGTTGACCATCGCGTACTCGTCCACAAACAGAACATCTAAATCGAGAGGATGCTGTCTAGTACGACGAGGATAAGAGAATTGTGCGGGCTTGCCTGTCTTGGGATCTGGATCACCGGGATGGGTGTATTCCAACAGGCGATGATTAGTCATGGCTTCGATGCCAGTGACTTCGTAGATACGTTTAGCAGCTTTACCAGTAGGAGCAGCAAGTCCAACTTGGTATCCTGCGTCTTGTATCTCGTTGTAAGCTTTCTTTAGGATGGTTGTTTTACCTGATCCAGCAGGACCGGTAACACCGGCAACACGTGTTGTGAAGTTGCAGCACAGTGCTACAGCTTCATCCTGCTTTGGATCAAGCGTGAATGAGGACTCTGCCTCCATTGTCATTAAGCTGTTCGTGTCCATACGTGTCCTCAAGGCGAGCTAGAGTAGCACGATCCCGGTCGCGCATACGACCAAGAGCAAGTGCATCGTCAGTTGCACGAAGCGCCCATTCGACAATGCCCCGGTCGCCATCAACAGCAGCGCGAGTAGCAACTGCTTCGATACGAGCACGGAGAGCCTTGTCAACGCGATCAAGCATCTGGAACATCATGTAATACCTCCTTGGCACACCATGTAACACACCATCGAATAAACTCTGCATGAGAGATATTCAACTTGTCTGCTGCTTGTTGTGACAATTCCTTTTCTCTAGGGGTACACTTTGCCTTGAGTAGTGAACCGAACTTCCCGACTGCATGGATGCCCCGAGCGCGGGGTATGTAGCTTGGGACCGGGATAGTAAGGGTCAAGTCCTCTAGCCCGCTTACTACCATATTCATGACAACTCTCCAAGGCGTTTGTTGTTCCAACTGACAAAAGGGGAGCCGGATTACTAGCCCGACCCCCCTGATGCTTAGTAACAGGCTCCAGACTAAGCTGGAAGCTGCTCAGGCTTCGCACGAGGCGTCGGGGCTGGCAACTGCACCTTGACCACTGCGGCCCCTGTGAAGTCACCGCCACCCGTCAGCATTTCAACCAACTTGCCGCTGTCCCGCTCGATCTGGATCGAAAGCCTGGACTGCTCAAGCTGGACCGTCGAACCGTCCTGATCCGTGTACCGGACCACGGCGAAAATCGGGCGCTGAGTACGGGGGCCGGAAGCCCGACGCTTTTTGGGTGCATCTGCTGGCATTGTTCGTCCTTTCATCTTGCCCTCCATTCGGGGCAACACTTGTTGTGAAGTAAAGGGCCACCCCTGTCAAGCAGAAAGTGGCCCTCTAGTCCTACCGTCAGGCCGCAGTGACCTTGGCGATATTGGCGCGCGTTTCACCTTCCCACTCATCATGGGAAATGGTGACAGTTGCAGTACGACCAACCCAATCATTGAGGTCGATCTTGCTACCAGCGGGTGCGCCAATAGCTTCGAGGAACTTACGCAGACGGTGACGACCCGCAGGAGTGTTCTGCAAGCTCACGCGGTTGAACGTAAGCAGCATACCATCCGGTTCACCCTCAGTGTAATCCGCAGGGTACGCATCAGCGTTGATGAAGAACTGCACGCTGGCATAAGGATTGCCAGACTGATTAGCAGTCTTTTGAACAGCGCCGCGAACTTCTGCGGGGTAGTCACCTACAGGTAGGGGAACAGGAGCTTCAGCTTCTGCAATGTCCTCGTCAAACTCAATGATTGACGGTAATGCATTATCTACCATTTTCTTTTCTTCCTTCTTCTTGCTTGCAAGCGAGGCTTCTTTAGCAACATCGTTCGCCTCAACACGTGTTGCACCCTTGCCCTTATTACGGGACTTGGATTTTGTTTCTGCCATTGTCTGTCCACTCCTTGATGAAACTTGTTAATGAGTGCTTACCGTACACATCCTTGTAGGGATCGTACTGCAACACAAACTCAACTCTATCTCGTGCATCGAACATACGCGTTTTCATTGGCTTGCGCGTACGTGCAGGACGCAACGCTAACTTGCGCTTCGATCCATCGTCTGACATGAACCAAACTTCACTGATCTGTAGTCCTACTTGTCCACTAAGCTTACCACCTAGTAGCATTGTGATGTGCAACAGGTTTCCCTCCTTATCACGCACACCACTATCATCCTCATGCGTGATAAAGATCACATTCACGTTCATACGCTTGGTTAGACGCAGGATGCCACTCATCATACGCAGAGTGAGAGCATTACGAGCACCATACGCACCGGGAGAAGGACGCTCGATAGTAGCACCCTTGGTTACACTGATACCCTTCTGCACCGCCTGATCGGTGAACGCAGTAACACTATCAACGATAACTGTTTCAATCTCCAACGCTTCGATGATCTTACTCAACCGATACTTCTTCTCACCGAGCGGCAGCATAGGATCATCGTCTAGCTTGAATACATCTACGATGCCATATCTTTCAGCAGATAGATCAATGAGAACAATATCGTCTCTAGCACCCAAACTAACAGGACCGTCAGGATCAAAATTGATGAGCAACTTTCGACCAGGAGCACTAGCTGCGAGGGTAGTTTTCCCACACCCTGCCAACCCCCAAAGTAGGAGCGAAAAGCGTTGCTCACTTTCTGCGAGAGACTTAACATCTATCCCGTCTATCTGCACTGTTATAATCCTTCAATAGAAAGATGGAAGATGTGTAGTCAGGATAACGTCGCGCAATGCTCTGAACGACCTCGTTAGGTACAGTCATAAGCTCTGCTGCTGTTCTCCCGTAGATAATCAAGTCGAACGGTTTACCTTCATCATTGGG